TCATATTAGTATTTAGCAAAAATAAAAGGGACTCATATGAGTCCCTTTTAAAATTTTTAATTATTATGAATTAATTAAGGATGAAAAACTGACTTGCTAGGACCACTTGGTGTGGAAGCTCTAGCTCCAGAAACCTTCATTGACTTACCATCATCATAAGTGGTTTTTGCTGGCATATATTGAGCAGTACCAGCAGTTTGTGAAGTTTGCTGTGCTTTTCCACCACCAGTAGCATTAGCTGCTAATGCACCAGAAACCTTTTGATTCTTGCTTTGAAGAGATTCACCCTTATTATTGAAAGGCTTATATTGAGATTGAGGAGCTTCTAACTTAACTTCTTCAGAATCTTCATCTTCCTTATCTTCTGATTCTTCTTTATCATCAGCATCAGCATCTTCTGAATCTTCTGATCCCCATTCATTATCTTCTGATTCTGGAGCTTCACCAGCACCTTCTTCAGCACCAGCTTCTGCTTCCATTTCACCACCACCTAATTGTGCTCCTAAGAGATCATACAACTTTTGTGCAGTATCTTTATCCATAGTAAGGGTAACTTCATCACCACCTTCTCCTCCACCCATTGCTTCTAGATCGCCCATACCTTCTGCATCACCACCACCGAATTGGGCATCATCGGTTCCGTCTTGCATTACTTCTTCAAATAACTTTTCAAATAGAGATTTATTGCTCATATTTCTATTTATACTCGATTATACATTTTTTTTAAATAAATTAAAAAATTTTTTTTAATATCTCTAAGTACTTATATGTCAAGAAAGCCCAAAAAAGAAATTTATATGAATAATCCTGCACTTCCAACAGTGGAAGCGCAATTTGAATGGACTCCGCACATGGTGTCTGAATTAAAGAAGTGTAAAGAAAATATATTATACTTTGCTGAAAAATATTTTTATATCGTTTCTACGGATGAAGGTAGACAAACTATTAAATTACATTCATTTCAAAAAAAGGCATTAAGAATGATTCGTGATAATCGTTTTAGTTTATTATTGTTTAGTAGACAGGTAGGTAAATCTACTATTTCTACGATATTTTTATTGTGGGTTGCAATTTTCCAAGACGATCAAAGATTATTACTTGTTGCAAACAAAGAAAATACAGCAAAAGAAATATTTAGAAGAGTAAGATTTGCATATGAAAATTTACCTAATTGGCTTAAAGCTCCTGTAAATTATTATGGATTAGAATCAATGGAGTTATCAAACGGTTCACGTATAGGTATTACTACTACAACAGGAACTGCTGGTCGTGGTTCATCGGCTAATTTATTATTTGTGGATGAAGCAGATTGGATAGAACCTAACATGTTAAATGAGTTTTGGGCATCTGTATATCCAATTATTTCTTCTTCTAAAAAGTCAAAAATAATTATGGCATCTACACCAAGAGATACTTCAGGATTATTTTATAAACTTTACGATGGATCATTAAAAGGTAAAAATGATTGGGCGCATATGAAAGTATTGTGGCATGAAGTTCCCGGTAGAGATGAAAAATGGAAACGAGAAACGATGGGATCTTTAGCAGATGAAAGTATGTGGAGAAGAGAATTTGAATGCGAATTTGATCAAGTAGGAGAATCAGCAATTGATGAATTATTATTTGATGACATGAAAAGATATACATTTGAACCAATGTATGTATTTGATGAAGGTAGGTATTTATTATGGGAAAAACCTAATGAAGAAAGAATTTATGTTGCTGGAGTTGATATATCTGAAGGAGTAGGAAAAGATTACACTGTTATACAAATTTTAGATATTACAGATCCTAAAAAAATAAAACAAGTAGCGACATATGCTAACAATAAAATATCTCCATCAGAATTTACAGTTAAATTAAGAGAAATATTAGAACATTGGGGTAATCCATTAGCAATGATTGAAAGAAATGGATGTGGTGGTCAAGTAATAGATAATTTAAAAAGAGAATACAATTATGAAAATATTGTAAATTGGGGTGTTAATAAAGTAGTAACGAGAACAACAAATCAATATGGTATTATTGCACATACAAATACTAAAGGTTCTGCGGTTACAAATCAACGATATTTTCTTACTAGTGCTAAATGTGTACAAATAAATGATATTAATACAGTTTTAGAATTAAAAGATTTTGTAAGACATAAAAATGGTGGATGGGGAGCAAAACACGGTTCAAACGACGATAGAGTTACATCATTAATGTGGGCATTGATGATTTTGCACGAAGAAATAGCTCCATCATTTTTTGATATTGTTGAAAAAGATTTAAATAATAAGCCATCCATAATAAAATCAATAGATTATGGTATAAAATATTTTATAAATCCTACATCAATATATACTAATGAAAGAAATAAAGAAGGATTTGATGTATTACCTTGTATTATGGGTGGATCACAACATTCAGATCAACCAGAATTAGAAGATTTAATGATGCAAGGTTGGAAGCCTTATCAATAAATATAAATATGGCAAATCATTTTGATCAATCGATTTTAAATAAATCGAGAAAAGATAAATTTACATTAACTGTAGTTTTACCTAAAGCATTAATCCCTTATAATAGAAAACAAAACAGAGTAAATTCTAATGTAGATTTAGATACTTTACAATTTTCAATTTATGGTACGGTAGTTCCTAAAAATATTATACCATCAGAAGAAATTAGATATGCAGGTAGTACGGTATATGTTTCATCACATAATAAACCATCATATGATCCAGTTAGTATAAATTTTACTATTGATAATTTATTCAATAATTATTGGGTGATACATAAATGGTTAGATTTGATGAGAAATGAAAAAACTGGGATCTATGAAGAAGAATTAACAGAAAAAGATCATGGATTAGGTCAATATAGTACAGATTTTATCATAACAGGACGAGACGAATATCATAACGATGTTATTCAATGGATTTATAAATCAGCATTTCCTACAACTTTAGGCGAAATTAATTATAATCATAGAGATGCAGGAGAAATAGAAAGTAGTTTTGAATTTGTTTTTAGAAGAATTGAAACAAAATTATTAGAAGTATAAAAAAATAGTATAAAAAAAACTAAATATCATTATGGCAAGAAGCATACAATCTCCCGGTGTAGAAATCATCGAAAAAGACTTATCATTATCACCAGTATTACCTACGGGTACTAATATTTTTATGACTGGTTTTGCTCCGAAAGGTCCAACAGATGAAGTTTTACGAATAACCTCAGTAGAAGAATTTGAACAAGTATATGGTATTCCTACTAATGCAGCAGAAAGATATTTCTATTATGGAGCAAGTCAAATATTAGGAAGTTCCACAGGAAATCTTTATGTAAGTAGAATGCCTTATGGATTATCTGCTGGTGAAGGATATGGTTCTACTTATGGAGCATTAGTATATCCAGTAGTTGCAGTTACAGAAAATCAAACTTTAGTATATAGAAATGGAACTAAAATATCTAAAGATTATTTTCAAGATTCTGGAATTTTAGATAAATTAGCTGAAGATACACAATTAGCATTACGTACTACTCAATTTAGTACCAGTGGATTATCAGCATATGATAAATTTTCTGTCGCACAATTTGCTAAGTTTCAAACAGCATTTACTAATTATTATGCAGCAAATATAAATTCACCATCATTAAGTGCATTTGCAGTAAAAACTTTAGCACAAATTAATAATTTCTTATCTGGATATGATACAAGCGTAACTCAAAATCTTAAAGAGTCAAAATGTACATATGTTTTGGGTGCTCCTAAATTTTTCGAATTAACATCACAACAATATTATGGTGTATTAGATGGATCAGCATTTACTAATTCTAATTCAACATGGTCAACTTCTGCTAAAGCAGCAGCTAACATAGTATCACCTGCTGATTTTGGTTATGCTGGATTAATTGTAGTTAATAGAATACAATCAACAATTAATAACAGATGGGAAGGTCATTATATTGGAATTGCTGATAATACAAATTTAGAACCTAATAGTGATTACAATTCTGTTAGAAAAATTTACACTAATAATACTACAGCAACAGGAGCAGGATTATCACTAAGTCAAATGACAGAAATTCCTTCTTCTAAATTAAGCTTCCCATTATCTGCTACTACAGACTCTGGAAATAATAGAAGTTCTAGCAGTATATCAGAAGCATTAGAAAGAGTTTCATATTCATTCCCTGATGTTGCTACATCATTATTTGATGATACTGTATCATTTGCATTATTTAAATTACGTACCAGCCCATATAATCCAGATCCTACTAAATTGGATTTTGCTTTTGAAGAAGCAAGAACTGGATCAGTAGATTATTATCGTAAAGTTAATAATCAAAATGGTGGATTAGCACAATCATTTTTCTTGGAAAGTATTATTAGTAA